AAAATTACCATCAATGTAATATTTGTTTCCTAAACCTTCATTACCACTAACTTTTACTTTAAATGTTTCATTTTGTCTTGGTTTAGCAACAACGCTAGTTTTTGCAATTTCATCACCAAGTACAGCATTTATTGCAATTCCGCTTGGGAATACATTAGGAGCTAATAATACTGATTCATCACCTAACGCAGATGTAGCTGCAATATTGTTACCTGTAACAAATATACTTTCATTACCAACAGCTTGTACAGAATAAGGTCCAATTGTTTGAAACGCAGATTGAACACCTGTTACTCCAAATACACCGCCAAATTGAACGGCAGGACCCGTAAGATGTGTTTGTGATTGAATGCCATTAGGTAGTACAGTTACAAACTCACCAGCATGAACTGTTCCTAAAGATGATGTTAAAGAAAAACCTGTTACAGCAATAGTTTCACTTTTTATAAACTCACCAGAACCTGCGTAGGTATCTTCTGAATATGATGTGAATCCATATGACATTGCCTAAATTACTCCTAATATAGACAATTTACACTACTCTACTGTATATTGTCCATTTTCGTCTTTTATTAATTCTTTAATTTGTTCTCCTAGTGACTGAGAATCTACTTCTAATAAAGCATCAATAAAATGACCTGATCTACTTTCTACGGAAAAACTAACTTTAAATTCATGTATATGATTTCTTCCATGAATTTCGTCTAAATTTTGAAGTATTGACATTATGTACTACACTACACCTGACACAGGACAAGCAGGTATTTCAATATCAGCAACATCTGATTTTGATGTTGGCAAATCTCTTAACTCTTGTCTCCAAGTAGTAATAGACGCTTGATCAGCTGAACTTAAAGGAGAATCATTATTAATTGCCCAATCAGATTGTTGTAAAAGATAATCTCTTTGAGATCTTATATTTTCTAACTGATAGTTGTCCCAATTATCAATTTCATTTTGTGCTGTTGCCTTTGCGTCATCCCACTCTTCATCAGTATAATCCCTTATTATTCTTTTTCCATAAGTAGCTGAATTTTCGTCATTATCTCTAGTGCTTACTTTAGGCCTAGTTGTAAAGACAGTATAATCTTCTTGTGTTGGTCTTGCCATATTTAATACTCCTTTTTAATTTTTTACATCAATTAAGATATTTAATCAACTTAAAAAACTTGGTTTAGTTGGAAACTCAACATTTGGAAAACCTGATTGTGCAGGTAAATCTCTTAATTCTTGTCTATATGTTGTAGCTTCAGTTTTTTGTTCTTCTGTTAAAGGACTGTCAAAAGTTAAAGTCCAATCGCTTTGATTTAATAAATTATTTCTTTGTAACCTCATTGATTTTTTATTATCTTCAATAGTATTAGCTTCATTAACAAAATTATCATTAACTTCTAATGTTATATACTCTTTTGTTGTTGCATTATATACTTGTTTTTGTGCCATAATTTATTCCTAACCTAAAATTGCGGTAACTGAAACTACGCCTTCCATAATTGCTACACTTTGTGCTGCTTGGCTATCGTCTGCTACATAAAAGAAAAAACCATCTGCATAATTAGTAGTAGAGTTTCCATTACCTAATGAAACTACACCACGAGCAAAAGCATGGGAAACAGCTGATGAACCCCACCTCCAAGTAGAACTATAATCGTATGAACCATTTTTAAGAGAGTTAATATATATTGCTCTGCCATTTAATTGGCCACCATGACCTGAATTATTATCATAATTTTGTTTAGGAATATTTGCAGTATTACCGCTAAATGCATCACGAGCAGTACCATCACCTCTTTGTAAGGGAAAACCTGCTGTGACTGCTTTAGATGTTTGTGTTCTATCACTACTGTCGTAGGCACTAAATATACTCATATATACAGTATTACCAGAAAGAATACTAGATGAACCATTGTAAGGTTTAAAAGTAAAAAAGTTTCCATCTGCTGCAAAACCAATACCATAATAATTAATTTCATATGCTCTAACATTTGCTGCTGTAGTATCTGATGGTAAACTAATTAAAACATTTTGTGCTGTGCTTGAACCGTCAATTCTAAAATCATAAGAGCCACAAAATACTTCTGAACCACCACCACTAGCCCAGCTTAATACTCCATTACCATCTGTTGTAAGGGATGCACCATTTGATCCGTCTGTTGCAGGCCAAGTATAAGTTTTGTCTACAGCATTTGAGGGGACTTGTATTTTTGTACCAGCCATTTTTAACTCACAACACCATCTTTAAACCAACACCATAAAGTAGCACATCCGTCTATCCAATTAGGATTACCGCTGCCTTCATTTTGTATTTCAAAACCCATTGTATGACCTGTTGAATTGTGAAAAGGAACTTGTGAAGTGTTAGTTGATCCTGCTAAAGCATTTGTTCCCCAAACTTGTTCATAGGTAGATGTTCCTTTATTTTGATTATAACTATAATTATTATTCATAGCTGATGATTTAATCCATATATGTGGATTAGCAAGAGCATTAAACATATCAAAAGTTCCCATGTACCCTAAACCAGACCACATATTAGTATTTGAATTAAAAAGAACAGTTGAGCCAGAATAACCATTTTGAATACTTCCTGTATTCATATTTAAACCTAATCTACTACTTGAAGCAAGATTAATTGATTGTGAAGAAAGGCTTGCATTACCACTAGCACTATTAGAAACATTCCAAAATTGATTAAAACCATTTACACCAGGTCTGTTACCACCTGTATCATACATTGATGTAGTTGTTCCGTCTTGTTGTTTAAATTTAATAGCAATTTCTGTAGCAGTACCTGTTCCACCTGCACCTCTCATACCCCAAAACTGTATACGAAAAGCCATTACATCTGATGGTGTAGTTGTGTATGATGAAGGAACTGTTAAGGTAAAGCTGTTAGCTGGCGTATCTGTAAGCGGAGAATATTTATCACAAAATCTAAATCCTTGATGATTTCCATCAGGAGTTGACAAAGGAGAGGGAGGTGGTGAACCAAAATTTGTTGCACCGCTAGTTCCATTTGTTCGTAATTCTTGACCAGATGATCCATCAGTATTTGGTAGTGTGTAAGTTTTACTTGATCCATCAGCACTAGGAAAACTATCATTTGCGTCTTTAAAACCAAGATTAGCACTACCATCAGTTTTCATTACTTGATTAGCTGATCCGTCAGTGCTAGGTAATTTAAAAGATACTGCACTATTTTGAGATTGTACATTTTTTACTACTATTTTACCCATTATGTTACTACTCCATTTTTAAATACTGCATAAAGCTCCATAAATCCACTTACGAAGTTACCAGAAAGAGCCATTATTTTAAAGCCACCAATATTACTACCTTCATAAAAACCACCAGCTGCTGTATACATTTGTCTTGTTATAAACTGTGTCATTTGTGTAGAGGTTGGATTTTCTCTTTGATAGGTTAACCAAAGATGACACATTGGGCCTTTTTTAGCATTGTAAAAATCAAATTGACCATTATAACCTTCATTACCACTTGAGTTTTCCGAAGTATTGTTTTCATTAGGAGAATTAAAAGTATAAGCATTTGGATACCATCTACCAGCAGGGTAACCATAAGTAGGTTCTAGCAAGTTACTATTAGAATACTGTAAATTACCTGCTCCGCTTGTTGTACTTGATCCACCACCATTACTTCCTCTACGCCATTGATAGCCAACATGGGCTTGGTTGTTATTACCAATTGTACTGCCATTTTGATAAGTAGCATACAGTTTCATTTTACCGGTAGTAAAACCATTGTAATTAGGATTTCTCATTCCCTTTATAAGAAGTCTATAACCCATTATATTTTCTAAGTTAGTCGTATATGAAGAAGGAACGGTTAAAGTTATAGTTCCAACAGCTCCACTTGTAGCTATTTCAACTCTATCACACAGTCTCCAACCTTGTTCACTTGCATCTGGTGTACTAAAAGGAGCTGCGGATGATTTTAGTGTTAAATTACCTGAACCATCAGTTTGAAATGATTTACCTGATGTAATTGTATTTGGAAAATTCATTTTAACATTGTTACCTTGAAAAGGTGGAGGATTAGCTGATGTCCAAGATAATGTTCCAGATGTATCTGTTGAAATAACATGTTGATTAGTAGTTCCGTCAGCAGTAAACCATGTTAATGCGGGTGCTGAACCGCCTGTTGAATGTTGTAATTGATTTACGACAACTTTACTCATTATAAAACTCCATCTTTAAATACTGCATAAACTTGCCAAACACCTTGTTTAAATTCTCCATTAGTCGTATACAATCTCCAGCCCATTGGATGATCTTGTGTAACCTGCATTTCCATATTACGAGGATAACCATAGCTGTTTGAAAATGATGTAGGATCTCCGTAATTTACTAAATTAAAACCGTAATCATCATTATAACCTCTGTAACCTGCCCATCCATGCCATTGAGGTTTAGAAGGTTTATTATATACCCAAAATTCAGCATATATTCCTTCATTTCTATTTTGATTGCTAGTAAGTTGATTAGTTCTAGCATCTTGATTAGCATTAGCTTGATTTTGTGTAATAGCACCTATTGTCATCTGACCTTGATTAGTAGTCATAGTAGAATAACCCCCTCGAATGGTAACGCCTTGCTGTTTAAAAGCACCGGTTTCTGTAATACCTATTCTTTGACTACTGTTAGTAGTTTCATTTATTACAGTTCCTGCTTGATTAGTAGCAGAAAAAGAAATACCAGAATTTTGTTGAGCTCTAATACCAGTCACTTCAATTTTCCATGCAATTATATCACTTGGTGTAGTTGTGTATTCAGTAGGACAAGTTATTGTATGAGCAGTAAGCTGACTGTTAGCAAGTTCATCGCCAGAATTTCCTATTAATACCATTCCATCGTTATTTCCTACTTGCATAGGATTTTGTCCGCTTGATGCAGCATAACTAAATTGTCCATTACCGTCTGTTTTTATAACTTGCCCTGCACTACCACTATTAGATGGCATTGTATAAGTTTTAGAACTTCCGTCTGCACTTTTAATTTGAGTATTACCACTTGTCCATCCTAATGCACCTGATCCATCTGTTTTTAAAAAGTCACCAGCAGACGGTGAAGTAGTCGGTAAAGTAAATACTTGACCTCCATTATATTGAACTTGATTTACTACTAATTTTGACATTTTATACTCCTACGCTGAATTTAAAGTTAAACTGCTACCCATTCCCAATGTAGCATGTTGTTCAGCATCAATAACTTCTAAATCATTAGGCACTGTAACTGTGCCTACTATATTTAATTCACCCAATGTAACACTAGACCCTGACAAAGTTAAGTCTGCTTGAAATGGACAAATTTCATTAGTGTAAGCTGTTTCAGTAATTGTGTATGTACCTCCGTCAAAAACATAAACTTGACCATTGCCTGATATTTGTGTTCCATTTTTACCTAACCAAATTGCACCTAATGTAAAACCACCTGTTGTTTCAGGTATAATTTTTTGAACACCTTGTATATTTCCAGATGCAGATGAAATATCTACAGCAGACAAAACACCAGCTCTTTCAGCCGGCATTGTTACAAAAACTTCTTTTTCTCCGTTTCCGAAACTTACTAAATTATCAGAATTAGATGATTCATAAACAAAGTCTCTTGAAAATGTTGTTCCTGACAAAGTATATGTTCCGATACCTGTTTCCCAAGTATTATTGGTAGTATCTACTATAGCATATGGTGCTCTTGCTCCATCGCCAAGAGCAGAAAATGCTTGAAAACCAGGAGAAGCACCACCAAGTGTTACCGTGCCTGTACCTGTAGTTGTCGTAGTCTCTTTAATTCTGTCACCTATTTCAAGACTAAAGTGTGGCATTTAAGCAATCCTAATAATAGCATTACTTGAATCGGCAGTAGGGAATTGGATAGTGAAATCTCCAGAACTTGATGATTTATCAGAACCAAAATCAAGAACTGCAACCGCTTTATCAGATTGTGTTGAATTATAAATTAAAGCACCTCTAGCTGTAATAGTAGAAGTACTCCAAGTTGTATCAGCAAAATCTGTAAAAGCTGTTGTTCCTGAAGAGGCTGGTGTCACATTTGTTAATGTATTTCCTCCAGCATTGTAAGCTGTGCCTGTTGTTTCATTAGTTGTTGCATACGCAGTAGTTGCAGCACCTAATGTAGCAGAGGAAGTATACAATGCAATTTTAAATGTTGCACCTGTTCCAGCTGATCCACCTCCTGATCCATTAAAAAAGTTATGCACACCTTGTAAAAGTTCAGTTTTAAAACTTGTGCACATTGCTTGTGTTATAGCCATATTACATTCTCCTTATAATTTCAGCGAGGTCATCATGTCCCTGTTGGGACAATGTACCACAAATAGTCGTACGCTCAGATAATATAGCTTGTTTAATATAATATCTCAACACTTTGTGAACATTTTCTTTAAATGCTTCTGCTTGGTCTCGTATTACAGGCGGAGCATCTTGAGAAACTGAGATAATGTGATTGGTTGCTCTTTCAGCCCAATGATCACTATCTAGTCCCTTATTATCAGTTGTTACTACATTAACCGTTCCGGTTTTTATACCAATTTCTTCTGTAAACATTAAGTCACCTCTATTCTTAAACTATCAAAACGATATTCATCACGTCTATCTCTACCTTCAAATAGATTTTTTTGACGAGAAATCTCTTCCATAAACCTTTTTTCATATTCTGCTAAAAGGGTAGGTTCGCCCTTCATAAATATATAAGCTTCAATTAAAGAACCATACAA